CAACGATTACTCAGATTCGGGATGGCCTGGCAACCAACCTCGCAACCATTAGCGGGCTAAGAACTTCGGCTGAAATACCAGATAATCCTTCACCACCAATCGCCATCGTGCAGATGGGCAACGTGTCTTATGACACGGCCTTCGGTGGAGGACTAACAACATACAACTTCATTGTGTCGGTTATCTTAGGCAGAGTGGCAGAGCGCGAAGCGCAACGCCGTCTCGACGCTTACGGTTCGACCAGTGGAGCCTCATCCGTGAAGGAAGCAATCGAGTCTGACAGAACACTTGCCGGAGTCGTAGACGACCTTCGAGTAACGGACCTATCCAACGTAGGTGCGGTATTATTGGGAGAGGCAAGTTACCTCACGGCTGATTGGGCCGTGACCGTTTACACAACATAAGGAGAAACTCGTGGCCAAGTTCGTAGCAACTGACTACAGCATCACGATCAACGGGTCAGACTTTAGCTCAAGTTTGGCCGCAGTTACCCTCGACATCACAGCCGAGGAGCAAGACACAACCGCATTCGGTTCCGGCTTTAGGACTCGCATCGGTGGCCTGAAGGATGGTTCAGTTACTCTGGACTTCCACCAGGACTTCGGAGCTGCTTCGGTAGACGCAACCCTATTCCCATTGTTGGGAACTCAGGCGACTGTCGTAGTCAAGCCAACCAGCACCTCGGTAGGCGCAACCAACCCTAGCTACACCGCTACCTGCCTAGTCACTCAGTACCAGCCATTTGCGAGCAGCGTAGGCGATCTAGCCACGCTTTCCGTTAGCTGGCCTACAAGTGGCTCAGTAACTCGCGCAACTGCATAAGGAATACAAATGAATCTGAACCTACAAGTTACTTATAGCGACGGCACGACCAAAGAGGTTTCTGCAAACCCAGCGGACATCGTGGCATTCGAGGCGCACTTTGACCTCAGCATCGCCAAGCTACAGGAGAGCATTCGCCTAACGCATTTGTTCTACCTAGCCTGGCACGTTGAGAAGCGCACCGGTGCTACGACCGCTGAGTTTGAGAAGTGGCTTGAGTCGGTTGATGGCGTAGAGGCAGCGACTCCAAAAAAATAACTGGGCTAGGCGATGATTCCCTGCATTGGATAATCGCCTGGATTAGTTGTGAGACTGGAGTCAGTCCTATCGACTTACAGAACCTAGAGCCTCGAATGCTCTGGACCATGCAGAAGTATCTCGAACATAAGGCTCTGCGGGAAAGCAACGCACGTCGTCGGCGGTAAACTAGAAGCCGAAGGAGCGCAATGATTATCCCGCAGGTAGACGCAAGAGAAATCCGCAACGTCCTTCGCGTAGTCAAAACAATTGAACCGACAGTCACTAAGACTCTGCGTCAAGACTTGCGCTCACAATTGTCCAGTCTTGCAAAGCAAACAGCCGAGGCAGTCCCTTCCGTTGCACCTATGAGCGGAATGGAAGGAAACAGCCCTACAAGCTGGAGCAGGGTAGATGGCAAGGTTTCATTCACACCTGGTAAGTCGCGTTATGGCGGAAACTATCTAATCAGCATCCGCGTCGTACCAAAGTCTAATCGCGGAGTCTTTATCGGTGAGCTGGCCGGTTCGCGTTCACGCGGCTCAACATCTCGAGGCAGTCGCATGATCGACGTGCTAAACCAACGCAGGGGCATGATTGGTAAGGGTGGTCGTTTCGCCTATAACCGCTTCCGCACTCTACGACCTGAAGCAGTCACGGTCGCCAGGAGAGTTGTCGAATCTACATTCGCTAAGTTCGAGAAGGAACTCTAATGGCCAAACCAGCAATCAATCTTCCTCTCGTATCTAAGTTCTATGACGGCGGAATCAAGGATGCCGAGAGTGCACTTGGCAAGTTCGGCAAGGTAGCCGGAGGCATAGCCGCAGGTGCAGCGGCAGCACTTGGAGCAGGCGCAGCTTTATCGGTAAGAGAATTCGCAAAGTTTGACGAAGCTCTAAACCAGTCTGTCGCAATCATGGGCGACGTATCAGACGCGATGCGTACAGACATGAGCGACGCTGCGCGAGAAGTAGCAAAGAGCACAACCTTCAGTGCGGATCAAGCTGCCGAATCATTCTTCTTCCTAGCGAGCGCCGGTCTTGATGCCGAGGCTTCGATTGCCGCGATGCCGCAGGTCGCTAAGTTTGCTCAAGCCGGCATGTTCGACATGGCTACGGCGACTGACCTGGCAACCGACGCGCAATCTGCTCTCGGACTTACCTCAGCGGACGCACAAGAAAACCTCGAGAACCTCACCAGAGTTACCGACGTATTCGTTCGTGCTAACACTCTGGCCAACACTTCGGTAGAGCAACTTGCTACAGCCTTCACGACTAAAGCTGGTACTGCACTCAAGACAGTAGGCAAGGATGTCGAGGAAGGCGCTGCTGCACTTGCCCTATTCGCTGATCAAGGTGTCAAGGGTGAGCTGGCAGGTACTCAGCTAACTAACACAATCTTCGGTCTAACCGACCGCGCACAAAAAGCTCCAGAGGCATTTGAGAAACTAGGCATCTCAGTCTTTGACGCTGAAGGCAACATGAAAAACTTTGCCGACATCGCAGACGACTTAGGCACTGCGTTCGAGGGCATGAGCGAGGAACAAAAGCTAGCCGAACTTGGAGCACTTGGATTTAGCAAGCAAGCTCGTGCTGGTGTTCTTTTGATGACTGGCCAGGGTGACAAGCTTCGTGAATACGAAACTGCCCTTCGTGACGCAGCAGGGTTTACGGAGGAAGTAGCCGGCAAGCAACTAATGACTCCGACCGCGCAGTTTGCGCTACTCGGATCGTCACTAAAGGATGTTGGTCTTGAACTAGGTTCGGTGCTTACTCCGGCACTAGGAAACATGGCTGGGGCACTTGCGCCGATCGTGAACAACTTCCTGCCGGTGTTTAGCGAATTTCTAAACGAGAAGATTCGTCCAGGTATTGAGACTCTTACAAGCAGATTCATGGACTTTGGTGCTGAAGTGCGTGAGGGTTCCTTTACAATGGAGGACTTTTTCAGCGGCATAATGGACTCAATCAAAGAGTTCTTTACAGGCGATGGCTTGGGCAAGATGCTTGAAAGCTTTGTTGAGATACGTCAGAAAATACTTGACGCACTCATCGAGATAATCCCTGCGGTTGTGGACGTCTTAGTTGAGATACTTCCAGCGATCATCGAAACACTTGCCGACATGATCCCGCAGATTCTCGCTCAGGCAGTGGAGACATTCAACGCACTCGTAGATGCAGTTGTAGAAGTCTTGCCGGTGTTGCTTGAGGCTTTGCTCGACATGCTGCCAGACATCCTCACGACGATTATTGACATGCTGCCAGAGCTAGTGCTTGCAGGTATTGAATTGTTCACTGGTTTAGTCGATGCGGTAGTCGAAGTCTTGCCAGACATCTTGCAAGCAATCATCAACGCAATTCCTGAAATCGTAGACGCAATCATTGACGCTCTGCCAAAGATTATCGACGCAGGGTTCGAGTTGTTTAGTGGATTGATCGAAGGTCTAATTGACGCAACACCGGACATCATCGACGCAATCATCGAGCTAATACCTCAGATGGTTGATGCACTTATGGAGAACATTCCTAAGCTAGTAAACGCAGGATTTGAATTGCTCAAGGGATTAGCTAAAGGAATTATGGACAATGTCCCTCGTCTTATTGGTGATGCAGTAGCAAGCATTGGGTCTGCACTGATCGGCGGTATAAACAATTTGCTTGGCATTAGGTCGCCGTCGCGTGTCTTTATGGACATTGGTCAGAATGTAGTTGCTGGACTAGAAAAAGGATTGAATGAGGGCGAGCGTGTCCTAGCAGCAGCATCGGTAGACATGGCCTCGACTGTACAAGTTGCAGCGACCGGAGAACTTGCCACTATGAACATGAGTCCGGTAACTCCAATGACCGGACCTCGCCAGGCTCCGACTGGCAATGCCGTATTCAACATCTCTGTGAACGCAGGCATGGGAGCAGACGGGCAAGACATCGGGCGCAAGATTGTCGATGAGATTATCCGCTACGAGCGAGCCAGCGGTCGAGTCTTTGCGAGGGCGTAATGGCCACGAACAAAGTTGAGATCGGGTTTGACTTCTCTGAGCAGGCAGGCGCGGAGTTTGCAAAGCTAGATGACGCGTTTTACGGAATCCTTGACGCACCGCAGACAATCCTCGGCGGCGCAATCTATCAAGACGTAACACCGTTCGTTGTTCAATACTCACTCAGTCGCGGTAAGTCTCGCCAGCTAGACCGCTACCAAGCCGGAAAGCTAGACGTAACGCTAGACAACAACACGCGCATCTTTGATCCGCTATTCGCTGCTAGTCCTTATGCCGGTCAGATTATCCCTAAGCGCAGCGTGCGCGTCACCTCAAACGACGTGATTCAGTCCGAGACGGTTATCGACGACTGGGACTTGAGCTACGAACCATCCGGTAACAGCTACGCTCTAATCAAATCCTCGGACGCTTTTGCTCAATTCGCTAATCAATCCCTATCGGGAGGGACG